AAACGAAAGCTCACCCGGTGGTTGCGGGTGTTATCCGCCCGCCTAGGGCGTGCGGCGGCGCTTGAAGCCGCGCCGTGTTGAATGTTTGCCGCTGCGCGTCGTGCGGTTCCCGCTACTCCTTTTGCAGCGTCAATCATGGTGCGGCTGCTGGTCTGCGCAGTGTGGTTGTGTCTGCGCTCGCGTCAAGGATCAGGCCAGCCGACAGCCGGTACCTGAAGCCGTACCGTCTGACGCCTGACCTGACCGCTACGCGGCTGCGTCCTTGACCCGATGCTCGCCAAAACCCCCCTGACTTCGCCAGCGGCCGCTGGTGATCTCGAGGTGAGGACATGAACGAGCTGATGAGGGTGGATACGGTTGAAAGCCGAATCGACGTCTGGAACAGTTGGACCGAATTGGAACGGGCGTACTGGATGGGAAAGGCCGGGACAGCGACACCGTTTAAAGCGGTGAAGTGTTGGATCGAGAACGGTAGGCCAAGCACGATCATTGAGGACATGGAGAAGTAAGAGAGAGCCCGCTTCGGCGGGCTTTTTGTTGTGCGTGAGCATGCCGGGATTCCCAGCATGAAAGGCGTTTAACTCAACTGCCTGATTGATCAAAGCCACTAAAGATGCCCGGCATCGAGGTGGTTTCAGGTTGCGAGCTCGATGAACCAGAGCGCGAACCGCCAGCGTTTTGACGTGCTTCGAGCTCGGAGATCAGCCGGTCGTTGTCTTCCTGGCGCTGGGCTGACCAGTCGAAGTCGCCGGCTTTGAACCAGGCAACACACTGGCTGGTGTCCATCGGAACAATCGAGCCTTGTTGATCGGTGCAGGTGCATCGATCTTCACGCCATGTCTGTATGCGTGAGCAGCCAGAAACGTACGGCATGACCTTGGGAGACACCATGTCGCCATAGAACGGCGCAGACCATGGCAGGCCCTCGATCTGAGGGTCTAGCGCGTTGGTGAGGCGTTCAAGGCTGTTTGCGAGGGTCTGAATCTGCTGGCCAGTAACGGCTTGCTGTGCGGTGAGCTGGTCGAGCTGCTGAGCCATGGGGTCATGTTCCGACGCATCGCCCCAGCTGATGATTTTCAGAATGACGAAAATGACCAGGCCGATTGCGGCCGCGATCATGACGCCAATCCCGATCAGCTTCGACCACGGCGGCCGAGCTTGCTGGGTGTGCATGTCGGCCGACTTGTAAACGCCGAAGAACTCTTTGGGGAACGGTCGTTTTCGGGTCAACGCCTGCTTGCGTGCGCCAATGTCACCAATGTCGGTGACTTGCTGCCATTCGTAGAGAAAAGACATCGAGACGCCCCAGGGGCGCACGACGTGGATATGGCGATTGACCAGGCGGCGTAGCCAGACGTCGACCAGCATCGGGTCTTGGGTGACCAAGTGCAAATCGACGCCAAGGTGACGGTGGGTTGATAGATCCGTGACGAAGTCCGGAGCCTTGCCCTTTTCCCTGACCGGGAAGTGTTTTTGCGCTTCGTCAACAACGAGAATCGAGCCGACCGGTAGGTCTTGCCATTTGGTTGGGTCTTCCCAGTAGAACCACCCTTCTAGGGTGAGCTCCGGGATGCCGTGATAGTAGATCGGGCGCGGTGGTGGCTTGGTCGGATCGGCGTTGTGCGCCTTCGCCTGCGCTTTGCGTTCGGCTTCGAGCTCGAACAGCAAATTCAGTGTTTTGCCATTGCCGGGTTTACCCGTCCAGAGGGTAAGCATTAGTTGGTGACCCCTGGCGTGCCCTCAGGTAAACGAGGACCGAAGCGGCCAGCGAGACCGTAGGTAAAACGGAAGGTATAAGCGCCGAAGATGACAGCGATCGCGTAGTCGAGCGCAAGGATGCGCATGAGCTGGGCAACAGCAGCGGGAAGATTTCCGAAGGAGGTCAGCAACGCCTGTTCCGCAGCGTCTACGAGTTGAAGGCCACCGACGAACACGGTGACGCCAAGGCCGAGGGCGAGCAGTGTGCGGACGACCAGAAAGATCGAAGCGGCACGAAGAACGAAGGCCAGCGCGGTCGCAATTAAGGGCATGGATTAGCTCGCAAAGGCGATGCGAAACGCACCGATCGTTGAGGAAAAAATGACGAAGAAACTCATGATGCTGAGGAAGTCACAAATGAAGTCGAACTTGAATTCGACGGTTTCGCCAAGGGCGGTGAAGGTCATCGGAGCCGGACAGGTGTCGCCGCTGTACTGAGGCAGGAACTCGGAGATCCACGAGGACACATCAACTTCCGTCTCGAGCTCATCAGCGGCAGCCTGTTCAGCGGTAGATATCCCGTCGTTTAAGCCAACACTGGCGACCAGCTGAGCCGCTGCAGCTGGCGTGGTGCCGTCCTCGAAGGCAAAGGTTTTGCAGTTGGAAGTCCAGACCTGACGGAGGATCGCGCATTGAACGTGGCCAACGTCGGTGCAATCGGGTTCGTTGGAACAGCTCGAGGAGGCAGTGCCGCCCCCTCCCCCGCCATCTCCGCATTCTTCGGTTTCAGGGTCACAGTCACCACCGTCACCGGGGCCGCATTCTTCAACTTCAGGATCACAGTCGGGATCGGGGTCAGGGTCATCGCATTGCTCGACTTCGGGGTCACACGAACCATCGCCGCTGCCGTCTCCATCACCACTGCCGTCGCCCTCAGCGGGCGTAGGAGGCGCATTAGGTGCAGGAGGGTTAGGAGGCGGCGGGGTGTTGCTTTCAGGCGCTGGGGGGGTCTGCTGTGGCGGCGGGTCGTTGGTCATGACGTTGTCAGTCGTCGTGCGATCCCAATGCTGGATTAGCGCAAGCGTCTGAGCATCAGAAGTAAGAATCACCGAATCAGGGGGAATCGGTGTGTTGTTGACATTGGGCCGGGACTGGGAGGGTGCACCACCGCCGCAAACGATGGCGCCAGAAGGGGTGGTCACACATTCGTTGGCATTGGGGTAATTCTTGGGGATGCAGGTGTATTCACCGCCAACATGGCCACATTGAGAATCGGGCTCAGGTTGGAGCGTGGTGTTATCAGCTGACACCTGGGCGGTGCCATCGTGTTCGATTAGGGCGATTTCGGGTTCTGGTGGGACTTCACACAAAAGGCCGGTTGATTGATAAACCCAAAGCTCAGAGCCGGTAGCGCAGGAATCGGGACTGCCAGCAGAACACGTGCCGTAAATGCCGTGCTTGCGGACAGATAAAAACTCGCAATTGTCTTGACAATGGGTGGCAGGCGGAGAACCTGAAGAAAGGTCGAAAACAGGAACAATGTATTCATCACCGGTTGAAACGTCGCAAACCTCAATTGGAACAGAGCAGGTCGCTAAATGATCTTTTATTCCTGTAGTAGTAACAACGCCGTCGCTAGTTTGAGTGCGGGTAAAACTACCACTATAACGATTAGAAGCACCAGAAACCCCAACAAAAGAAATACTAACATCTGTGACCGTATAGGACGAAGTACTATAAGGCAAACAACTCTGATAAGCGGACAATGCGGACCCACTACTGTAAGAAGTACCTGAGAGCAGAGTAATAGCGTCGTTAAGACACGTGTTTAAACCAGAAGGTATACTGGCAAAAGACGATGGGCCATTAAAAACCAATGAGGTTCCTGAGGGACATTGAATCTGACCAAATGCCAAATGAGGTAAGACTAAAAAAATGAAAATAACTGAACGATAAATCATTTGAACAAAACCAGAAGGCAGCAAAAACCGGTGAGGAGTGCCCAGACAATCAAGATCGTTTCGTTCATATGAAAAGGGCGGGTTTCCCCGCCCTACCCTTTGAGGTTTTGGTTAGTTGCCGCCTGCTGCGCCACGAACCCAGCGGAAGCCCGCGAAGGTTGCAGCGACGATCAGGAAGACGGCTCCGACTGCGGCGATTCCGGTGACGATTTCGCCGGTGATAAAGGACGTGACGCCGGCGGTATCGATCGTGGGTTCGGTCTGAGCCAAGACCGGAGAAGCCACGACAGACGACGCAACAAGGGCCGAAACGTGAGAGGCCTTGGCCGAAATACGCGCAAGGAGGTTTTTGAAGGCTTGAAACATAGGTGAATCTCCATAAAGGCCGGAAGGAAGAAGTAACCGCAAACCCGGCTTATCTGCGGTTTTGGGTGAAGTCGAACACTTGACGAAAACCCCAGGCGACAGCCATGGCGAACATGGTTGCCCCAAGGAGTGCAGCTGCATCGGTGAGCGTGAGCGTGGTTGCCAAGCTCGAGCTAACAGGTAGATCAGCAACGTGGACCCAAGACGCTTGAGCGTTGGTGCAGGTCGGAACATCCGCAGCGCTCATAGCCCCGGCGGGTTGGAAGCCAGTGGCATCCGAGGTGGCGCAGACGAAGACGTACATCAGGCGGCCTTTTTGTCAGCCTTGGGGGTGGTGATGTCGTGGGGAATGGCGGTGACGTTGGCAATCACGTTTTTCGTTTCATTGCCGTTGGTGACGCGCATGAACTCAACTTCTGCGAGAAGTGGGAATTCATGACGATTCATCAGTTCCATCGAAACGGAAGCTTTGCCAGCTTTATAAGCTTGGGTGGCGTAGCCTTTGGCGCGACCTGTGGTGAAGTCGAGCATTTCTTCGACGAAGATGGTGCCGGAGTCGATGTCCTTTCCATCAATTGAGCCTTGAAAGAACTTAACGCCTGTGATTTTGACTTTTTCAATTGCCATTAGAGAAACTCCTGAAATAAAGGGAAATTAACCGAACTTCTTTTTGTACCAATCAGGTGCGGCGAGTGCTGCGATTTCTACGGTCCGGACCCTGATTGGTATAGAACGAACAGTAGAGGGGATTGAGATGTCAACACCGTACTTAATGAGTTCAGTGCGATGTTTATAAAACTGAGACTTTTTCAGATTGATCTTTTCGCCGTTTCGCCAAGCGTAGTAAGTCGCTTTAAGGTGGCGAGGTAGTTCATTGGTGTCTTCATACTTGACCATGTCAAAGCGCCTTAATTGTGAGCGTGAAACGTAAATGTCGTAGAGAAGGGATTGATTGATTTCGCCGAGATAAAGCAATCCTTGTTGAGCTAGATAATTTCGTTTTAGCTCTATTTCCTCACGCATCACACCGTTGTTGATTACCCAATCGATTAAATCAGGGTCAGTGTCCCTGCCCTTTTTCTTTTTAGAATGCTTTTTCATTTCAGTTCCCTTGATATAGCACTTGCCATAGACGTAATGAGAGCCAGAACCATATTCAATGGTTTGACCATCAGGACGGAGGGAGCCTTTTTGTCGGCCGACGTGGTGGCCGGAGAGAACGCGAAGCAGCGCTTCTGCGTTGTCGTGTGACCCTGTGAGGTAGTTACAGGTCAGGTCAATACGAGTAACAGTACAACCGTCCAGCCATTTGACCCCGGAGTCAGCGAATCGAGTACGAACACCAAGGGAAAACGGAGGAAGATCGAGAAGATTAAGCAAGTGATTAATCCGGCGAAAAGTATCACCAAGCGAGAACCCGAATAAATTATCGCGTCTTCCAAATCGCGAGATATTCCCCGAGAACTCAACTCTTTTACCATCTGAGCGAATCTGAATAGAAGATTCATAAGAGCCCTCAACCTTCATATGCAGACCAACATCAAAAATGATTTGTTGATCAGAATCAATTTTGATGACTTGACCGTTATTGATGACGGGGCAGCCGTCAGGGTGGGTCTGATGGCAGGAAATCCAGTCGATGAAGACCGGAAGGGCGTCCAGGCCGTCAGGGGTCAGGTCCCCGAAGTGAGGGGGGAACAGGTGGACGGTCACGGGGCGGAAAACGGTTGGTCTTTCCGCTGGAACGGACTAACTATGGGTGTAACAAACCCATAGACCCCAGCAGCCGGGGTGCGCGGGGTGCCGGCGGCTACGCCGCTTCGGCACACACCCACCCCGCCGCCGAACCACTCACCACCCTCATCGAACAGATCCATTTGATCGCCGACAGTGGGGGGCGCAATCACAACGTCTGGCCGACCATCCCAAAGGCCGGGAACGACTTTGATGCGGTAGTTGCGCAACCAGCCACGCTCAGCCAGAACACCGCGCCAGCGACCTTGGCGAAAGATGACGAAGGAACGCGCAGGCAGTCCGACGCCTGCAAGGTGGCAGCGCCAGCAAAGGGAGGCGTCATCCCACAACGCCCAGAGACCACGCTGAGGCTGGGGGTTGCCGCTCACGTAGAACAGGGCCCGAGCGGTTGACCATTGGCGATCGAGGGCGATCACAAGGACAAAACACGCTCGGCAGCGGCGTCGATTGCATCCTGAGCAGCTGCGACGTGATCGAAGGCGGCCGGATCGTTGTGATTGAGGGCTACGAGTGCGCGAGCGATGGCGTCGTAAGCGTCACCAAGGTGAACCCGGGCGAGCTGGCGAGCTTGGATTGCGGCGGGGACGTCGACGAGATCCGGCAGTGACATTTGAGGCTCCCGAGGTTGCGGAAGCGCAACCATCGAGCCGAAAGGTTGCTTATCCGCAACCTAAAGTCAAGACGTTTTTTGAAATCGGTCGGGACTAACGACCGCAGCCAGCTCGGGTATAGGCCCTAGCGTTGGCCAAAAGGCTATCGCGGATGAACTGCGTTGAGCGATGCACGCCCTGGCGATTGATCGTTTCGCGGGCTTTGCGAATTTGGTAACAGCGCAGGGACTCGCCGGCGTGAGCATCTGGGGCAACAAGTGCGGAGTGTTGTTGAACCTGTGGTCGACCGGACGATGGGACTACGGGCGACGTTCTGGACGAAATGGGTGGCCTGCCTAAGGTCGGGGCGGCGATGACGGTGAGGGGGGCAGACGAGACATAGCCATCACTAAAGTTTCGCTCTCGAAGCATCTTGGCGCTATCAGGGGGCGCCGGCGAGACGCGAGACTCAACACGAACTGCAGCGTCGGCCGGATTGACCGATAGACGATCAGGGAAGGATTCAACAGTCTCTGACACAGTACGAACGTCAGGAGCAGGACCAGGCTCAACCGCAGAGGGAGATGAGAACGGGCGTGCAAACCAGGCGAACACAAAAACCATCAAGAACGCTGCGCAAGCGAACGGCCAGATGGGGAACGCAGCCTTCGGTCTTGGCGAAGTGCGGATCGAGTGCGTAGGGCTGATTTTTTGACCAGATGGCGACACAGCGGCACTCGAGGGTTCAGGGCGCAGGCGTAGGATAACGCCGCAACCGCGAGGGACAACCCATGACGCTGATCGAACTACTGGACAAAGCCAAAGAACAGACGGGATCAGACCCGAAAACTGCCGAGAAAATCGGGGTTTCAAAGGGTGCACTGAGCCACATACGAGCGGGCACAAGACCACTACCCATTGATGCGGCTGTGACGCTGGGAAAAATGTTGGGGTTGCCCTGGCACCAAGTGGTGGCAGCTGCAGAGGCGCACAGACGGAACTGTGTAGGCGATCAAGATGGGGCGAAGCGATGGGCCAAAAGAACCGTAGCACCGGGGTTCGTAGTCGGGGCCGCTCTGATGATGGTATGCCTTTGGCCTCAGGGGGCGCACGCCGCCGACTTCGGGACCGCAATCAATAACTTAGCGTCGAATATTCACGATATACATTATGCGTTG